TGCCCATTCTAATGCCCAATAATCAACACCTTTGCGATTATCAAAAGAATCTCCCAAATGAACTACTGTTTTGATTTTTCTTTTTTCTAATATAGGGAAAAATACTTCACCATAAAATTTAGCAAAATAATCGTGAAAAGATTTATTTGCTTTCTTAAATCCATAGTGGGTGTCACAAATCAAACCCACCTTCACTTCTGTTGCCTCCTACTATTTTCTTTCGCAGTTTTCATAAGATGCTCTTTGTGTGTGATAACTTGTAAATTATTCGGATGGTGCAATCCACCTTCAAATAAGGGAACAATATGGTCTACATCATACTGCACACCAGTAGTAAAAGTCAAGTGCTGTGCCTGTTGATATACTTCCTGTATTTGCCTAAGTTGCTGTTCTGTAATATCTACCGGAATGCCAAGTTGTTTTCTGGCACTATACCTCCTTGACTTTTCACAACCTATTGCCTTGCCCCTTTCAGTTTTAGCATATTTTCTTTTTATTCCATTAACTTTTTCTTTATTGTCCTCACAATATTTTTGTTTCTTCTCCTTTGTTCTATAAGGTTCCATCAACTCTTTATTATTAAGTTTTTCTAAACCAGATTTTATAGCACAAGGAGCACAATTCCTACTAGACACATACTTTTCATAACTACCACATTTTTTACAAGCAATAGGACCTTCATAAGTTTTTTTGCCTTCTTCAATTGCTTCTTCACGAGCAGCATTTCTTCTAGTGTATCCTCTTTCTTTTGCTGTTTCTTTATTTTTTCGCAAATTTTCTGCTTGTATTTTTTTGCGTTCTTCGGGTGTATATTTTGCGTATTTTCCTGTTTTCATTGTTTTTCTAACTGCATAGTATCACAAATATTTATAATATTTTGCGGTTAGAAATAATTAATGACAATGCTTAGGATAAAGATTCTATTTAATCCAAGTTTCATTGATTCATCTTAATATGTACATTATCTTTAATCGTATTGTAATCAGAATTAAAACCACTTTCATCTGATGTAAATACTTCTTCAAATCCACTACGTTCAATTAGTTTATCTTTAATTTCCATTTGCCTCTTCTCCCTTTGAATTCTGCGAAGAAAAGCATAATAAACAATCTGAGTAAAGTAAGCAAATGGATTAGTTCTTTCTACATCAAAATTATGAATGTATTGAACTGCATTTTCCACTCCATCACTTATCATATCTTCGCGGAACATATAATTTACAAAGTTCGGACGATATGAAAGGTGTGTAGCAATTTTCAAAAAGCAATCTCCCAAATAATTTGGTATTCTTGGTTTTCCTTCCCAGGGTCCATTGTTTGGAGGATACTTATCATATTTTTGGAAATATTTTTCCTTTGCAATATCAATTTTCATTTTGTATACAATTAAGGCATCATGAAAATCTTTATTATTTACATAATGTGGATTTTTTCTTTCTTTCATTATTTTATGAATTTTGATTTATCTCTATTATACCATAATATTTCTTTATCTGTAAAGACTTGACATTAGTTTTGATAACAGTTAGAATCACTCTGTTAGGGTTGATAGATAAGTTATATCTTTAAGTATTAGATGATTTATAAAGTTTTTCCAAAGATATTCTAGCTTCAGAAATGGAAGAAATATATCCCATATTAGGACTTATTTTTGATTTATTAGTTTTTTTATTTACATCTTTAATATATTTTTCATATACTTTAATAATTGAAGATTCATTTACTTCCGTCATAGTGATAATTTTTTCCATATCCACAATAAACATTGTGTCATCTGTAAGTTTCATCCAAGGAACAACTTTAAGTGCGGTCATTCCAAGTTGTTTCATGGTAATAGTTTCCATTACAACTGGATTGTCTAAAATTAAGATAGTTCTATCTTCTTCTTCACAAGGACAAACTTTTGAGAAAACTTCTTCTCCGGATACCATTTTTATAGCTGCGTAAAATTCTTCTTCGTACATTTTAATTTTTAAAGTCTATTTGAATAATTTCATAATTAAATTTTTCTTCATTATAAATTCGAATTCTTTCTACAAGATGATTCAATGTATAATTTTTCTTTGATTTGTAAGTAGTATCATCCGCTATATCATATAATACTGCTTTTGTTTTACTTTCACTTGTCCTTAGAACTCTACCAATTGATTGTAAATTTCTAACTCTGGATTTTGAGGGGGAAGCAAAAATAACATTATGTAGGTTTTTAATGTTAATTCCAGTAGAGAATGTACCATAAGACGCAACAATAATTGCATTATCTTCTTTTTCAGTAATTGCTCTTACTTGCTCTCTTTCCTCAGCATCCACTCCACCATGAACAAAAAATATTTTTCTTTCATCTGATGCTGAACTATTTATAAGTTCATAGAGAGGTTGTCCGTGAGTTTCCACACGATTAAAAAGAACTAAACTATTTCCTTTTAGATCCAAAGTCAGATTTTTGATAAATTTATTTCTTTTTTCGTGAGTAATCAAATACTGAATTTCGTCTTCATATTCATCAAATTTTTGTGGATTATGCTTCAATAAAAGAACTTTAATATCTAATTTTGATAGATGACCCTTTTCTATGAGTTCTTTTGTTTGTGTGACTTTGTAAGAAGGACCAAACAATCCTTCAAGAACCCATTTATGCGTCTGAGACCCATCCAGAGTGCCCGTGAATCCGTATCTGTATTTGGTATCGTCCATCTTTGTCATAATGCCTGTAATAGACTTGCTACGGGCAAGATGGCATTCATCTATGATGACAGTATCAAAAGTATTAAAGAACTTTCTATCCATCTTATAGAGACTTTGCCAAGTTGAAATAGTTACACTTTTATCTGTTTGTTTTTCTTTTCCTGAATAAATTTGATGACAATGCTTATCTACATCCCATCCATAATCTTCAAAATCTTTATAGATTTGACTTACGAGAGAAGTAGTCGGAACAATAATTAAAGTGTTTAGATCTTTGTCAGTATAATAACGAACCAAAGAATAAATCATCAAACTCTTTCCACTTCCAGTTGGAGAGATTAAAAGTTTGCGATTATATTTCAAAGCATCATAAACACCATCAATTTGATAGTCTCTTGGAGAATATTTACAAATTGAATTGATATAATCTTTTACACCTTCTTTGGATATATTTTCATTTTCTTCAAATGGATCTCCATAGAATTTATTATGTTTGAACTCTACTTTGTAATCGGATTTTTTTGCCCAAGATACAACTTTATCAAGTAGTCCAGCATAAATTTCCCCAGTGTGATTGCTGTATAAATGAATTTTTCCATCCCAGTATTTGTTTCTATACTGAGGCATAAATTTTGCGCCAGGAACTTCAAAAGTAAAATAATCAAATAACTCTTGATGTATATGGGGTTCTGCTTCTATCTTTAGATAAATTTCATTCTTTTTTTGTATAATTAAATCAACCATAACCTGCAGTGAACCTCATATATTCAATACTATTTTTAATTTGATAAGACCTATTCATTATTGTTTTCAGAATACTATCCAAATAACTTAACATCGTTTGGTAGTATTCCATTTTGGATATGGATTTTAAAATGTCCTCATCGGCATCCATATACTTATCTATATCCTGTCTCAATACCTTATAATCAAATGGATTTTTTATATAAACTTCCGGATCTGATTTTCCGGAAAAGTACATCCATTTTTCTTTTTTTAATATTTTAAATTTGTTTTCTTCTAATTTTTTAAGAAGAAGAATATTATTATAAATTTTATAATATTTTGCGTGAAGTGAAGGAATCTTAATAGATTCTTCGTGTAAATTATCTGGATCTATCTTTGCGTCTTCTTCCCATAACGATTGAATTTCATCAAGATTCATAAATCATAAAACAACTATATCATATATAGAATACTTAAATTGGACGCTTGCGGTCACATAATTGATGTCAGATTCTTTTGAATTAAATTGAACGGTAGATAAACTTATTGGAAATAAGTCTTTAAAATGAACTTGCGATATGATATTAAAATTACTATTGTAGATGAATAAAGTGGCATCGGAGTATTCATTATATGAATTTTTGGCAGCATTATCTGGCAAATACTCATCATTAGATTTTAAATCTATAAATTCTTGAATACTATATGGATATCCAAGTCCCCTTAACCACTTATGAACTTCAAGATAGTTTTCCAAATTTTCATCTATAAAAAATTCTAAAGAAAAATCATCATAAGATATTTTATCACCTGGAACTGGAATGTCTTTGAGGTATGTTGGTTGCATCGCAACACCAAGATTAATTCCTGGAATTTCTGCTGTATTTGAAAAGAAGTCTACTTTTGGCAATTTTGTGACAGAAAATTTGAATCCAACTGGAGATAAAAAATTTCTATTTGATAATTGCTTAGACCAAGGAGTTTGGGACATTTTTATTTCTATTTATTTTCATAAAAAAAGGACCCCATATTGGGGTCCCTTGTAAAAGAGATGCGAGAAAGACTTACATTAAATTGTCAACACGTACACGACGGTAGTAACGGTTAGCATTAGCAAGAAGACGACCTGAACCTTGAGCGGTGCCTTCAGCAAATGGGTTAGCAACGATTCCGTAACGAGTCTTGAATCCAATTTTTGGTTGGAAGCTGTTCTCACCAACGGCACGAACCATTTGGAGAGGAACATAAGGACAATAGAAGAGACCAGCATCATAAGGTGAAGAACCCTTATAACCTACAACGTAGTACTGGTTAGCAGATACGTTTGCAGAATAAGGATCAATATAGACCTTATACTTGCCTTGGAGAACACCAGCGAAGGTGCTTCCGGTGTCATCAACGTTAAGATTAGCGTTAAGAGCAGGGGTGTAATCAAGAACACCTGCCATGGTGAGTGCAGAAGCAACGTCAGCAGAGCAGAGGATCATGTTGCCCTTTCCACGACGAGTTCTTTGTGCGATTGCGTTAGCATCGCGCTCGATTTGGAAAAGAAGACCCTTGAACTTCTCAACAGACCAACGACCGTTGGAGTCAACGTCAAGGTC